CCAATAGCAATGTTTTGACTTCCAGTTGCGTCTTTAAGGCTATAGTTACCGATACCTACCGAAAATTCACCTGTCTGAACATCTTCGCCAGACTGCACCCCGATAAAAACATTATGCCCACCAGTCGTTAAAGTTTTTCCAGTTTCTGTGCCTAGCAGAATATTACTACCACCAGTCGTCAAGTTAAACCCAGTTTCAAAACCTCCGATGGCAATGTTGGAATAACCAGTGGTGTTGCTCTTGAGAGCATTACTCCCGAAAGCTACGTTCTGAGCGCCAGTGGTGTTGGCATTAAGAGCCTTATATCCGAAAGCAGTATTACTACTTCCAGTGGAGTTATTTCTAAGGGCTTGGGTTCCGGTAGCTGTGTTATTAGACCCAGAGGTATTGCTCAGAAGAGCTTGATACCCAACACCAACGTTATAGCTAGTGGTATTGGCGCGAAGAGCTTGCTCGCCAATAGCTACGTTATAGCCACCAGTAGAATTAAAGTAAAGAGTGTCTACGCCGATGCCGATATTGCTTACACCAGCTGTATTGTCTGGCAGAGCTCCCTCGCCTATTGCTATATTTTTATTACCAGTAGTATTTGACCTAAGCACTCTATAACCAACCGCTACGTTATTAGAGCCAGTGGTGTTTGCTTTTAGAGCTTCATGACCAGAAGCTATGTTGTAATTGCCAGTGGTGTTGGCGTATAGAGCTAGATATCCGGTAACTACGTTGCCATCACCAGTGGTATTGAAATAGAGAGCTTCGTATCCGGTAGCTACGTTGTGATTACCAGTGGTGTTTGATTGAAGAGCTTGATAACCGGTAGCTACGTTGAGAAAGCCAGTGGTGTTAAGGACAAGAGCGCTATCACCAGTAGCTACGTTGCCATAACCAGTGGTATTAGCATTAAGAGCATTGTATCCAACAGCTACGTTGCCATAACCAGTGGTGTTTGAATTGAGAGCCTGGAATCCGTTAGCTGTGTTGTTAGAGCCAGTGGTGTTGGAAAGGAGAGTTCGATATCCGGTAGCTGTGTTGTAATCACCAGTGATATTGAAATAGAGAGCTTGGAATCCGTTAGCTGTGTTGTTAGAGCCAGTGGTATTAAGGACAAGAGCTGAATATCCATTAGCTGTGTTATAAGCACCAGTAGTGTTGGAATAGAGAGCTTGATATCCACTAGCTGTGTTATAAACACCAGTAGTGTTGGAATAGAGAGCCTGATGTCCGTTAGCTACGTTTCTATAACCTGTGGTGTTAGAAGTGAGAGCTTGAAATCCGGTAGATACGTTCTCATAACCGGTGGTGTTGGTGTATAAAGACTGATGTCCGACAGCTATGTTGTTAGAGCCAGTGTTGTCACGAAGACTGTTTTTTCCGATAGCTAAGTTGTAAGAGCCGGTGATGTTACCACGGAGAGAATCAGTTCCAATAGCTATGTTGGCCAGTCCGGTGGTAATTGCAGTACCGGCGTTCGCACCGAAAGCAGTGTTATCAGAACCAGATGTTTCAGAGTCGAGAGCGTTTGTGCCAACGCCTAAACTATTTGTTCCGGAAGCGTTATTGGTAAGCCCAACAGCAGTCGCCCAGGTCAACACGCCGGAGCCATTAGTTTGCAAAAATTCTGACGAATTGCCATCAGTATTTGGCAACGTCAGCGTATAGTTTGCTCCAGCTGAATGCGGTGGCCCTTGAATCGTTATCCCATGACTGTTAAGTTCGCAGTTAAGCTTGAACCTACCCGCACCGTTGCCACCACTACTAGAACTGCCTTTATAAACAACTGATCCCGTACCGTTTGGGTCAAAGGCAACATCACCATTACTAGCACTGGTAATAATTTGGCCATTGACATCCAACGGACCGCCTAGTTGCGGTGTTGTGTCATCAACAATGTCACCTCCAACCTCAACAACAGCTCCGCCATCTGTTTTGGTAAATACGCCGCCGTCTGTAGTGTTAATCAGAAGTTCAGCTGTTTCTGAGAAATCACTAGCACTAGGGTTGCTAGTGCCTCTTTTCTGCCTAATTGTGTTTGCCATGATCTAGAAGGTTCCTCCATCAAGTGCGAAGCCAGAAACGGCTCCGTTTTCTAAAAATGTCACAAGATTGTTTAAAGCAACTTGTACCATCGTTCCACCATCGTTAATGACCATTCTGTCGGCAACCGCCAACGTAGTTGAAGTTGCAGCCGTGCCACCATCAATGATGTTTAGCTCAGCAGTTGTAACTGTTGCCCCATCAAGAATCTCAACCTCTGTAGAAGTAAGCGCGGCAAGAGCGGCTGACGCTCCAGATTGACAGCTAGAGAGATTTGTTAGATCAGCTGCAAGCGTCTGAGCCCCGATGCTGGTCCGAGCAGTTGCACCAGTCTCAAGAACAAAGTTGCTGCCATCGCCAACGATGAAACCGCCATTTGTTACCGCAAGGCCGGCAACATCAGCGAGCCCCTGGTCGAAAGCCTGAATATTTGTGCCGATGACCAACCCAAGAGCAGTTCGAGCGGCAGAGGCAGATGTTGCACCCGTTCCACCATCACCAACCGCAAGCGTTCCAGTAATTGAACTTGCGCCAAGATCGACAGCAAGTTTTGTTGACTCAATGACAAGTCCACCATTAGCTTTACTGTCAACGCTGACTTCAGTGCCGCTTACCGTAATTCCTTGTCCGCCTGTAGGCGCACCAGCAGCAGCCGCAATTGTGATCCCACCGCTGCTATTTGTGACCGTAATGTTACTGCCACCTGTAATAGTTGCCTTACTTAAAGAACCACTAGAGTTCCCAATCAGCAGCTGACCATTACTATATGTCGCCTGACCTGTTCCACCTTTGGCTGTAGCGATCGTGGAAGCTGACCACGTTCCAGACGTTAAAATTCCGACCGACGTAAGACTTGACCCAGTGACGCCACTGCCAAGAGTTGTGGAACTTAAAACGCTTGTACCATTGATGTAATAAGCCTTCCCACTCGCAAGATCGAGGTGCTCGCTTGATGTCCAACTATCTGTCGCATTAAGCCAACGAAATAACTTATCAGTTGCGCCTTTTAGGCTGATGCCACCTGCGTCAGCAGTTGAATCCGTTGGCGTGCTGACATTGCCAAGAGTAATGTTCTTGTCAGCAACATCAACTTGAGTTGAATTAACTGTTGTTGTTGTGCCTGAAACTGTCAGGTCACCACTAATAACCAAGTTGTTGCTAAAGGTTGTGTTGCCGCTAAGAGTGGCCCCACTAAGATCAACCGTTCCAGTAAACGTCTTATTGCCACTTAAGGTTTGGTTGCCGGTAAGCGTCGCAAACGCTCCAGAACCCGCAATCGAAACCACACTTGACGCGTTGCCCCCTCCGGCATCCCCGAAGCCATAGCTCAGAATATTGTCAACTTCTGAGTAGGCCAACTCACTTGGGGCCAAAGTGCTTGGCGCACCAGACGCGCCACCAGAGGCACGTTTTTTGATCCTGATGGTGTTGGTCATGACTTAAAAGTTGCCCCCTAGGACTACGGTTTCAATTGTCCAAGTGGCATCTGCTTTGTACTCCCCGGAAACCGAGTCGTAATAAACGATGCTTTTGTCCACTTTAGCCGAACCATCGATTGTCGCACCTCCTCCCGCCGGTCCTTGTGGGCCTTGAGGTCCAGCTGTTGTCGCTGTAACAACAGACGTTGAACCATTTACCGTGACCTTTGTCATTCCGTGTACCCCTGCGAAACAGTGACTTGGCCTTCCAAGTAGTAGTCCTTAAGGCCACCAGCACTTGTAATTAAAACGTCATAGTAAACAACGTCAGGCAGTGCAGCAGTTTGAACGTCAGTTAACGAAACAGTCACCTCACCGTTTGTTCGGTTGGGATAAGCAACCGCAAAATCAGCGTATTTTTTACTCCGTTGTCTGTTCCAGGCTTGCGCTGCCACTGTCGAACCGGTCAGATTGATTGCTGCGTCGTCTCCGCCCTTTAGTTGCAAGACAAGTGAGTAGTCTGCTCGCCGCTGAAGCGTAAAATTATACGTGCCGGGAGAGACAGACATCAGCGATCCTCGCTCAGACCATACTAGCTTCTTTTACCTTAGCGAACAGGCCACGGAACACCACCGGCTTTGCTTGGAGCGCGTTGCTCATCTAGTTGGATTTGCAAAGCGTTCTCTATTTCAGCCACCTTTTCCGCCGTCAACGCTTCCTTGATCCAACTAACAACTAGATCAGGAGTCAAACTTGCAAAAGGGATCAACTCCTCAGGACGCTCAAAAGGAACGTCTCCGTGTCCACCAGCAGAATAAGTCTCATCAGATGCGGAAACAGTCCAGCGAGCAAGATAAACAAATCCATCGCATGTCTCGCGCTCAAGATTTGAGACGGACCAGTTGATAATTGTTGTCATACAAGATTAAAACTTCAACGGAAGCATAGTCTTTCCTTAGGTCTTGATGCAAGCAAGCAAAGAGACGTTGCGAGGGCGTGACTCTGTTCCGCCGTCGCTGTTGACGCTGACTGAAGTAGACGTAGAAACGCTGATTCCTGTATATGCCCCGAAAGTGGTTTGATTCGAGTTGTAAGGCTCGTTACTGCCGCCTCCGCCTCTACCTTTATCGCCGCTCCCTGCTCTCGCTGCGTTGAAACCATGACTATGGCCTGGGTCACTAACACTTGAGCTTGAACTGGCTGATGCGACGTGAGCGTGCGACAGATTTGCACTCCCTTGATTGCTGCCTAGTGTTCGACCACTGTCAACCGTGTGGCCATCACTCCAACCACGGATAAATTCACCGCGCAAATCAGGCACGTTGAACGTGGTAGCCCCGTCGCCTACACCAAACTGAGTCCCGATTGCTACAAACAACACTGAAAATGTTGACCGACTAATCGCAGCACCATTGGCTTTGATGTAACCAGTCGGAGCAGTAGATCTTGCCGAATAAATAACCGTTCCAGCAGGCGTCAAATCAGTCGCTGCCGGAATATTCCCAATTTGGGTGTCAACATAGGCCTTAGTGCTCGCCATGTTTCCCGTGCTTGGCGCGCCATTCAACGTCAGGTCGCCCGTCAGCGTTCCACCAGCCAGCGCCAAATATGTACTTGCAGCAGTAGTGATCTGCAAATACTTAACAGCTGCGGCAGTATCAGTAATCCCTAGAGGATCGACACGAACGAAAGCAGCACCGTCATAGACCTTTAACTCATCCGGCGTTTGAGATGTATCAAGCCATAGTTGGCCCAATGCTGGACTTGAAGGAGCAGTGCTGCTAGGGCTTGTAGCAACTGACGACCCAGGGAGAAAACTGACAACCGTAAAAGATGCGCCGTTGTAAACCTTCAAGACCGGCGGGTTTGTAGTTGTATCAACCCAAAGCTGACCGTTATAAGGAGCTGATGGGACGTTAGTACCAACTGTCAAACCCAACTGGGTCAGTCTTAACGCCAAATTATTAGCAGTGATTTTGCGCGTCTCACTCGCGCTAATACTTGAAAACGGAACAATGTCCTGGCTTTCAACCGTCGTTGCGGCTGGTAACTGGGAAATGCGTGCGTCAGCCATTAGTAACCAATTACTGTGATGTCAACAAGGCCAGTGACCCCGGCCCCGCTGGAGTCCAGACACTTAATAGTAACCGAGCTGGTGGTTTTAGCCGTAACGACAGCAGAGACCGCAGTTGAACCGCCTGTTTGAAGAGCTGCAATCGAAACGCTTGAAACTGCTCGGAATGTTTTGGTCAAGGCAATGACAGTCCCAAGGGCCGAAATTGACACGTCATTTTGCTTCTCAATTACGTCGGGATAGTCAAGCTGAGCCGTCAATGCACTGATATTGCCAGCAGTGGTTCCACCATCAGGGCTTTTAAAACGAGTCTCAACCCGATACACATCACCAAGCAACTTTTCAAACGGAGCGTAAGGATGAACAATGCCACCATTTGCCAGCTCTGTTGGGTTGTAATATCGCTGCTCGCCTAATAGTTTAAATCCGCGAGCTGCATACGTTCCAGATGCTGACCCACTCAACGTAATTGCAGTGCCTCCCTGGCTAGAAGCAACTCGGAAGGTTGTAAGCGTCAAGTCAGTAGAAACAACGTGATAAACAGTGCTTGCTGATATGCCTGTTGGCAACGAACCAGAAACAGCAACAAATTCCACGGTGTCGTCAAGCTTTAAATCATGATTGATAGTGGCCCCGTTCTTTTGAATTGAGAAGTTATTGTTTGCGACATCTATAACAAGAGGTTTATCTTCTAAAAGAACGTTAAAGTCGTCTTCTTGTGCTATCTCAGTCGCCTCGCCGGTTAAAGCCACCAGTGAGTGTGAATAAGTTGCCGTTGATGTAGTGGAAAACAACAATGCGCTTGAAGCGTTATTGTTGTCAAAATTCCAAGCAAAATAGCTGTCAAGTGTTGCGTCTGTTTGAACAAGATTTCCGCCAACAACAGAACAGTTGTCATACGTTCCAGGCCACGTACTTGAAGGCAGGCTTGCGTCAAATGTTTGGACTGCATTGCTAACCGGAGGGGCGCCAATGTTCACCAACACGTACGCCGGAACATCCGCACGCCATTGCGTTGCATCAACAGATTTAACCATCACCACAGAACTGCCAGTGTCAAACAAGCTGGTTTCAAACCACTGCTGTTGGGCAGGCAAGCCACCAGAGGCAAGCTCAAGTCCAGCGCCCCAAGAAGCGGTAATATCTAGTCGAGTTTTCAAGTCTGTCGGGCCTGAAACGTTATACGTTCCAGTAGCAGTGCCCGTAAAGTTAATAGCAGTGCCACCGCTTGTTGCGCTAACTTTAAACGCTGTACTTGTTAACCCATCGGTTGCCACGTAATAAGTTGTTCCATCAACAATCCCAGTTGGCAAAGTACCAGATGACGCCGCAAACGCAATCGCATCACCAGCATTCAGCAAATGCTGGTTGACTCGCGTGCCAATCACTGTTGCAGTTTGAACAGTGACAAGATCGGTCGCAACGTCAAAATTAATAACATTTGTCGCCAATAATCCCTTTTTGAATCTGACTTCATAGCTCACCACATCAGCAACAATGTTTTGGTCCCAGCTCCCGTATTCAGTGATAGGCAGTTGCCAACTAAAACGCTTTCCGCTGCTGTCTTGATTTTCAACAACACTAAAATTGCTAGGCGTTGGTGGAGCAATCTCATCACGCGCCACAACGTCATAAATGTAATCAGTCGGCTCTTCACCAAAAATTGCACTTGTAAAATTAACGCGAACGTCATAAGTATCTGGAGCGTGAAATGCAATACTGTAATAGCCCGTTAACGGAATGTCGGTTAAGAAGTACCATCCATCATCATTTGGCGGCTTAACTCCAGGGATTTCGCCTGACGAAAGAATGCGAGGCTTAACCCAACACCTAAAACCATTGATACGAGGCAGTATCGGACACGTTCCAGAATCGACAATTACCAGCTGAGTGCCGTCTGGCTGGTTGGCGTGTGTAACAGTTGCACCAAAGCCAGCATTGCTCAAGTCTGGGATGGCAGGAAAAGCATTAACCTCGTAAACAACCCAATCAGACTGATTACCTAGACGGTTTATTGCAGAGACTCGGGCTTGATAAGTGTTGCCAAAAGTATGAGCTGAAAGTGGAATTTCAACAGTTGTAGCCTGTACTTGGGCAAGATCTGACCACTCTGTGTCGTTGGCTTTTCTCCATTGATAGCGATACCCCCGCACCAACAAGTCAACTGAATTGTTTACTTGGGGAGCACGCCACGAAAACTGAATTGATGTCTGACCGTTTGAATACTGAAGGACACCTGCGACATTTGTAGGCACACCTACAGGCTGAACAGTAAAGCGATCTTTTGGTATTGCAACTGGCAAATCGTTGTCAACATAGCCATACTTGCTGCTGTTGTATTGGATAGCTTCGACTTGATAAATCAAAGACTCAACTTCTGAAATTGAGATAATGCGATACGTTGCTGCTTTCATTGATGTCCACTCAAGAACCCATAAAGCACCGTTTTGCGTTGCTACCGCTGAATCGACTTCAACGACAGTCGTAGACTCGCCAACAGTAGAGCCGACAACATTTAATACCTTTATCTCTGGATTTACCTTGATTGAGTTGTCGGGATTTGTAACCGTATCCCCTCCAGGAATCACAACAGTTAGCGTGTAAGCCGTTCCACTAACCAATGTCAAAACTGCGTCAACGGTAATAAAGTTGCCGCTAACAGCTACAATTCGACCGCCTAAACGCTGGCCTTGCTTCAAAGGATCACTGATTTTAATAATCTCGCCAACGCCAGCAGCAATACCTTCCGCTCCAATACGGAAACTAACCTTTTCGGTTTCATATCGATCACTGAAAAGCGTATGCTTAGCCGCTCTTAAAGCTTGACCACGAGATGTGACGCCAATCAATCGAAGATCAACAGGGTTATACCCAAACTTGTCTAACAGCTCATCATCTTGCTGGTACTCTGTGACGCTTGAATAGACCTGCGTTGGATCATCCCAGTTCGCTAAAACCACGGTCTTACGTGCTGACTTAGCTGAACCCGCATAGCTGAAACATGGCGATTGAACCTCTCCGTTTTCTGCTACGTCTTGAATAACATTGGCTTCGCTAAATTGCTGAACAACATCTTGCTCCCGGTCTTGCGTTAAATACAATTCTCCTTCGCTGTAATAAAGTAAACCTCTAAAACAAGAGGCAAGCGAATTAAGCACTTGATAGACCGAACCTGGATTTTGCAGGTAAACGTTGCAAGTAAAACGAGGCTCTGTTCCACCACTGCCAGACGGCACAAGCTCATCACAATATTGAGAAACGGTGTAAAGATACCAAGGATCAATTGCAATAGAATTGACGTAGCGTTTGACGCCAAAGCGTTCGTTTAGAACGATGTCACGAAAGATCCAAGCAGGGTTATCAGTCCATGCCATCTGGAACGTTCCGTCCCACAAACCCGTATAAGTACGAGTTGCAGCGTCATAGTTGGTAGGAACCTGGACACGCTTACCGCGAAGCCTGACTGATACGTCAGGGATCGTGTTGAACTGCCTTGCGTCAACCTTTAAAGCAATAAGGCCGGTATTTGGATAAGCAAATTTTTCCTCAATAATTTCAACAAAACTCTGCCAATTAATTACGTTTTGGATGAAACTGCTGCTGCTGTCAGATGTTAGCCTTGTAACTCTTACGTTCCAAGGGCCGCTCCCAGGCAGCGCAAATTCATAAGCGCGTTGAAATTCGCTGTTTGACTTTCCGCTAATAGTTGGCGAAGAGATAGTTGTATAACTGCCGCCATTTGAATTGACTTCAATCCTAAAGCTGACGCTTGTGCCAGAAACGTCTCCGTTGCTTTGGTTTTGAACTTGCAAACCAGGGAGAGCGATGATCACCCGGCAACGCTCGGTGTCCGTGTCTGTAATTGCTCTTGTAATCGCACCAGAAGCCTGCGTGACGTTTATATTGACGCCAACAGTGTTTTCAGTTGTACTAAATCCATTGATAGGCGTTTGTGTTTCGTCCTCGCCTAGCCTTGAGTCAAGAGTAAAACCATCGAAGTTGTTCGTGCCATCTGGGTTTTGAATTGGAACGCCATCAAGGTAAACATCTCTGTAGTTATTGACGCCACTAGGAAATCCTTCAAGCACGCCTTCGCTTGTTACATAAACTGTTTTTGCAAAAGCAACTGAAAATAAGTTGTTAGCTGCAACTACTGGCTGTCTTGATGGATTCTGAACAACAACTGTTTGGTTTACAACTTGCGTTTGCTGTGGGCGGCTGCGACCACCACCTCCGCCACCAGCACCGCTGACCTTCAGATCGTTAATTTGGTTTTGATCGTCCATCACAAGTAATTCTGCAATTCAAGGCCAAAGCTCAGAACTGGCAACGCACCAATGATGCGCTCACCGTAAAGAACAGGAACCACGTCTCCCTGCACTGTATTCGCGTTCGACTTATCAAAAGCAAAGCTGTTCAGTTGCTCGTCCCTGTCACGACCTGAGGTTGCACTCGATCCGCCACCAATGCCACCGCCTTTGACATTGGGCATCTTGGGCGTTGGCGTTAATAGGTCTGCTACGCCACCAAATAGCAATGAAACGCCAATGCCCGCAACAATCGGAACGGCCTGCGCTCCTAGAGTAAAAAGACCACCAGCAAGCAAGCCAGCAGGCGCAAATAAAACTGCTACAGCGATCAACGCCACGCCAGCAATGATCTTGCCCACTCCACCGCGACCAGCAGGCAATGGAGCCAGCACCAGCCTTTTACTCAGCGGCCACAACATCTGATCTTCATCCAATCCTTCCGCGTGATCAGTCACAACGCGCCAGCTGATCCCCTTCTCGCCTGATTCCAACAGATACTGTCTAAGACCAGGGATCTGCAAACACAATGCCCTTACAGCCTCAGCAGGCGTCTTTACCGCAAGCTGGAACCTACGCCCGTAACGACGGCCAGCTTCACCTAATAACCGAATGGTGACCATTAGCTATCGCGCCTCAGAACCATGAACGTATTATCGCGGAAATAGCCGCTGTAAGCCATTATCGCTGAGTCCCGGTCAACCAAGTGCTGATAAATCTGGTTGGCCTCTACATCCTCAAGCACTGCAACGTGATTACAGGTGTGGTCATTCCTGATCCGAAACAGCAACACATCCCCACGTTCCAGATCAACTGTCATAGGGATCCTGATAAAACCTTCAGCCGCAAAGTTGTCCTCAAAATGCGTGAAGCCTCGCTGAACCCATTCGCCTTCGTACAGACGCTCATAATCAGCCATCTCGACGCCCATCTCTTGCGAATACCAATCACGCACAGCTGAATAGCAGTCATAACCGCCATACATCCAGGGACGCCCCACCAAACCTGCTGACTGGCGCGGATCAAAGTAATAGAACTCTGTACTGGCACAGTTGAAAACTGCATAGGGCAGATTCAAGGCTTTAGAAGCATTGATGTCCGCAAAACTCACGCTTGCGTAATCAGCATGGCTATGCCACGAGGCAACAGCATTATCTAGGTACAAAGCAGTCTCTTCCGCACTGATCACAAACGTGTCAGGCTGTGTTGCGGTGTTGGTGCATTCGACAACCGTTCCATCAGCAAGCACAAAACCACAAGCCTCAACAGGATGAGCGGCTTCTGCATAAGCACGAATGCTTGCTTGCTGTTCGCCCGTAATCGAATTGTTGTACTGAGAAAGCATCGTTTAACCCATTGCGTCCGTAAGACCAGGAAAACCACCGAATGGCAAGCGGTCACCTTGAACTGTTGGACTGAATCTAATTTTTAATACTACGCCGTTAGCAATTGTCACAGAGGTGACAATGCCAGTCGTCGAATTAACCGTAAAATCCGTATTCTCTTGGTAATTACCAACAATCACAACACTGCCTGCCGCAATATTGGTGTACTCCAAATCTAAAGTGCCTGAAGTAAAAGATCTTGTAACCTCAACTTTCCCAAATCTTAGGCGACAGCTGTCAAGCCTTTTGCCGCAAACATCATTACTAAGACTGGCAACGCTTCGGTCATTGGCGTTGAAATAGTTGCTCCCGCTGTAATGGCAACCAATATTGCTTCTGTACCTCCACTGACACTGTTCACGTAACAACCTACGACCAGGCAATGAACGCCCTTCAAGGTCAAACGGAATTGCTAGCTGAAAAGATACTGCGAGCTTGTTTTCGCTGCTTTTTTGCTCAACGACCCATTCGTCTGGTCCCCAATAAGCGTTTGGATCTGCTGCCTCAGCACCGTCAAGATAAGTAGTAAGCGTGCGGATCCTTTGAACCGTTGCGCCAACAAGGTCTTCATACGTGTTGGTCAACGCAGTAATGCCAAGACCTACGTTTGCAAACGTCAAGCTTGGACGTGCCAGCTGTCCTTTGGTGTTTAGCTCAAAGCCTGATGACTCCAGCGGCAACGCGGTGTAAGTGTTCGTCTGATAGACAACATCGGCGCCATTAACTTGAGACCAATTTGCAAACCTATAAATTGCTTGGTCTGACGAACCAGTAGGGAGAATTGCCGTAATGTCGAGCGTAAACAGATCAATGATCTGCGGCAGCTGCGGCTTAAAAGCTTCAGCGTTAGGAGGCGCTTGCGTCATACATAGACCTGCGTAAGTCCAAACTTAATTCGGGCATAAGCTGGCGTCTCTGGCGTCAAAGTCCAACCATCATCAAGAAGATAATTTCTCGCCGCAAGAGTTAGCGAGATTGCAACCACCGTTCCATCAGAAATGCCTGATGCGCCAGTGGCAGAGGTCAAGTCACCCGTGACCAGATTCGCTGTGTAATTCGTTGGTCTTGTATAACCAGTCAAAACCAAAGCACTTAAGTTCGTGTAACCAAGCTTTAGCTTGCCAGAAGCAAATGGCCTCGAAAATGTTTTGGTGTTTAATGGACTGATCCAGTTAATTGCTTGGCCTTTTTGAGAAAGCAGAAAGCTTTCAATTGAATAAGCCTCTTCATTCGTCAAGAGCCCAGTCGTACAGTCCCACCTTTCAACGTCTGCATTTAATCCATCCGTCAAGACCTGACTGTACCCATCGCCGAACTGCGCCCTTTGTATCCTTGAAGTTGTCTTTACTGAAGTGGTCCGTTCAAGCTTGATGTCATTAAAGGCCAGATAAGTCATCAGAGCATTCCTCCACTGCGACGCTCATTAGCCAGCGTTGATAACACGATACCTTGGACCTGACCAGCTAGCTGCTTTTGTGCTGCAGCATTCAACTGATCGCCTGTGTTTTCAACTGTGATGTTTATGTTGCCAACTGAAACGCCACCACCGCCAGAAGCTTGAACACCTAACTTGCCACCAGGCCCGCGTTGCAAAGGCATGATCGCCTCAGGACCAGCTTCACCCATGAGCCCGAAACGACCAGCACCACCATTGGCGTAGGCAAACATCGTGGGCTTGTCAACGATGCCGCCTTTGGCATAAGGCACGATCTTGTTCTTGGCGAATACTCCACCGTCTGCCATTCGCAGTCCACCTCTCCCTGATATGTCGGAGAAAATATCACCACCACCACCACCACCACCAAGCCCAGGCAGCAACCCAACGACTTGATTCAAAATGTACATCGTGATCATCTTCTGGATGATCTGCATCGCCATATCAAGGAAGTAATTAGCAATATTCTTGAAGAATCCAGCCAGTGCTTCCTGAGTGGTTGCACTGCCATCAATAACACTCTTAAACGAGTCGGTGAATGCAGTGCCAATCGCGTTTGCTGCACCAATAACTTGGTTCGCTGGATTAGTTAACTCTTCAAGGCTATCTTTCAACTCCTTGACAGTTGTCTTTAATTTATTTGGGTTCAAGATACTATCAATGCCAGTAGGGAAGGCTTGCTCGTCAAGTGCGCCACTTGCGAAAATTTTTCCACCAGAATCAAGAGATTCTCCAGTGAAACCATAGCTTTTAAGCCTGTCGCCAAATTTCTTATCTGCGAGGTCTTGCATAGCATCATCACGTTCAGCCTTGGCAAGTTTTTCGTAAGCTGTTCTTAATTTATCTATTTCGTCTCTTGCTTTAGGCAAAGAAGTACCAATTGTTTTTTCGTATCCAGTCAATATCCTTATTTGATCACCTATCACGTTGTTTGCTTTCATCATACTTTCACTGAACTTGTTTTCAATTTCTTCTTCAGCAGTGGCACCCACCCCTTTAATTTTTAGTCCCACTCCTTGAGAAAGTTTTTTTAGCTTGATCATCAGTTTGTTCACGCCTTCAATCGCTTTCCCTACTTTGTCTATACCGCTTCCACTTGGGTCGTCACCATTAAGGTCCTTTGTTAATTTAGTATTAGGCAAATCCACTTCAGCCCCAGCTTTAGGGAAAAGTTCAAGTCTTAACTGTCTAGCACGTCCCCGAAGCTCAACTAGCTGTTTGCCTGCTTGTTGGAAGACGTAATCGACGCTCTTCAGTGATCCCGGGTTGTCAAACATGCCTGCAACGGCTTTAGGGATGCCGACGAAGCTATCGCCGTCACGTCCAGCCAGATCGCGGATTAATCGCTCCATCTCAGGTATCTTGTTTTTTTCAAGGTTTGCCAGCCGAGTATTTTTACCGCTTCGATCTAACTTGAAAAATTTATTTATTTCTTGAAGCAAAGGAGTAAGCGCAGTCAAGGCTTCATTGGCGAAAATCTGAAACTCAGCGCCAATGCCTTGCAATATTGGGCCAATAGCAACCTGCAAATTTTTCAATGTTCTTTCTAAACGTGCCCCGGCCTCTGATGGACTGTCAGCAATCTCAGCGGCAGCATTTTTGTATTTATTGTTTATAAAACTAGCAAACTCATTCACAAACTCTTCAGCGCTTACCGCTCCGGCTTTCAAGTCTTCGTCAAGCTGCTGGGTTGTTCGACCAGTCGCCTGAGCAAACAAAGAAAAAGCACCAGGCAATCTTTCGCCGATTTGCCCACGAAGTTCTTCGGCGCTAACTTTTCCTTTCGACAGCACCTGAGTTGCTGCTAAAAGCACTCCGTTTAGGTCTTCGGTTGATCCACCTGTTGCCTTTGTTGCCGCCGAAAGACCTCTATAAAGGCCTTCAAGCTCTCTAACTGTGTTTCCGTTTGCAGTACCAGCCGCCACTAGCCGAGTAAAAGTACGAGTAGCCTGCTTAAAAGGAACATTGAAGTCTTCACTAGCGCGAGTTATTGCAATCATGGCGTCTGCATATTCCAGTCCAGCTACATTTCGCAAAGCGATATTTAGCTTGTCTATTTCGGCTTTATAGGTGGCAATCTCGGCTCCAAGTTTCCTGATTTGAGATAGTTGAGCGCCTATCGCTCCGCCAACCACAGCGCCAGGGACTCCCCCCACGATGCTGCCTAATACCGCACCAGCCGCGCCTTCAGGTCCACCAAATACACCAGCTCCAGCAACCGTGCCTAGCACTTGAGCGCCAGACCTAAGTCGTCCTCCTCCTGTCTTGCGCCCCTCAGCCTTAGCAAGCTTCTTGTCCAGCTTGGCAAGTTCAATACCAGCCTCCTTGAACTCCTTGCTCATAAGGTCAGCGGAATCCCTTACTGCCAAAAACTCTTTCTTCTGAGAACGAAGAGCGTTGATTGAATTTTTGGAATATTTAACAACAGTACCGCTAGCTTTTTTCAACTCCTTATCTATTTTCTCAATTTCATCTCTAGCCTCCTTAAACTCTTTGCTTGTTACATCAGCAGAACGCCTAAGTGCCTCAAACGCATCCCTTTGAGCGTTTAAATTATTAACTGACTTAACAGAGGCTGACTGAAGCTCTCTAACCTTCTGAACAAGCCCTCTGAAATCATTATCAGCTCCTTTTGCTTCTGCTGAAGACTTCCGCAGTGCAGTTTTAAGCTGATTGAGTCCTTGTAGGTTCTCAATCTCAGCCCTGATCTTTAAGACGGTCTCGTTACTTGCCATTACTTATCCGACTTATTCAGTTCTGCAAGAGCTGCGGCTTCCATAACTTGAAGATCCTCCAGCATCTCACGGGGATTGCTCACATCATAAAGGGACATCAGACCTGACGCACCAAGCAGTACCTCATACTTCAATCCAACGTAACCCCCCATCGTGACGGCCCACTGAGTCTGCATCCGTAAGAACATCACTACTGTTTCCCAGTTCTCTTCCCAAACTTCAAAATGCTCCTCTTCAGGAGCAGCTTGACGCAACGGCTTCAACCCAAATGCCGCTGCGTCATCACCACTCTTGTCCTCTAGCTTTTTGCCGCCTTTCGCCCAATACTCGACGGCACCTTTTAGTTTCCCAGCTTGGCCCCCTCAAATGTCTCGGTGTAAGCCTGCAACACACCGCGAATCCAGTAAGCGTCATCAGCGAATTCTTTCATCGTTGCCTGACCGAACGGAACGGGCTTGCCTTCTTCGTCTTCGATGCCTTCCCATCCGATTAATACAGATTTAAGCAAGTCGAAGTCACCTTTGTCGGCAAGCTTCTGAAATTCAGATCTTGCTACTCGCTTGAACACCGCATCAAAAGTCGACGTTTCAAATACACCCCCATCGGCAGGCTCATCGACTTTTACAGGCCATTTGAACGTCTTGATCTTTTTGCGAACGAATGCCATTGAAGAGATTTATCTGCAAATAGCTTACAGCAATAAAAAAGACCGTGCTTTACAGCACGGCCAACGGGTGTCAATCCCCTTAGTTCAAGTGTAAACCAAGGTAAACTCATCATTTCCAGCAGTAGAGGGAACCGCTGTATATGGGATGTTGAGCATCGCAATGCCATCCTGATCTCCGTAGCTCACGTCACCAATGTCAATCTTGGTACTAGCAAAATCAACAATATTTCCGGCTGTTGTCCCGTGCTGGAACGTTAGGTTGCCCAACGTACCATCAGTGAGAGCAGCAGCAAAGTAATCCTTGGTTCCAATAGCAACCATTTCAATGGTGACGCTACCGCTTGCACTGCGATCAGTAATCAAGACTTCTTTGGTGCAACCAATCAATTCGCGATAAACAATGGAATTACCAATGTCCATAGTTACTGACTGCAAGCACCCAGAGTATGACAACAGTGAGAACGTATCAGTGTTTCCGTTCTTGAAGATCAGCGGGGTTGCTTGGTTTGCGTAAGTAACGGTAGGCAGTGCTGAGTCGTCAGGAGCGTTGTAGATGCCGGTGAAGCTGAAGTCGATGGATGGAATCTCACCAACATTTGCATTCAAAGTGAATGTTCCTCTAGCACCAGTCACCTTGTGGCGGACACCATCAATGTTGTAATGAATGGTGATTGAACTAAAGCTTGCGCTTACTGGTGCGTAAGTAACTGAAGCGCCAGAAGCTACTGTTTCACTAAGGCCACAAGCCTTGAGCGCCCTGCCATATTGTGGAGCAGTACCAGCAGCACCAGATCCAGCCAACTCAACGCTGAATGTACACTCAACACGAGTGTTGGCTAACAGCTGCTCGGATGCCCCAAGATATGGGCGAACTAGATCTCTGCTAACAACATCACTCTGCTGAGGAGTTATGCTTAGATCCCTTACCAGGACTGCGTCGGTCCCCGTTGGGGTTGGGTCTGTTCCGTAGCTTGACTCCGTTTCGATCAGAATCAGTCGTTTCCGTAGAAGAAGTGGTGCCATTTTCTTGTTGGGGGTCGGCGGGAAGTGTTCGCTGAATCAGAGTGCGTTTTCCGGTTTCTGGATCGAGAAGATACGACCCACCCTGATCGCTGTACTCGTCTTGCATCGTAATCCTTGTGGCTGCTCAAACTTTAAGACGTGGCAAGGTTTGCCACCTGAGTGCGATAAAGCACTTCATAATCACAGGAGAAAACACCCGCAGGCTGGTCCGCATCAAAGAAATCGAAATTAGTGATAACAGGCTGAATATCAATAGCCAAGCCGCCTAAGGTCAAGTCCGCCATAAGCAATGCATGCATCGACTCAATAACTGGGTCGGCATCAGTGTATGCATTGGGAGATCGAACAGTAACGATGACCCTGACTCTCATGGTCCAGTCAAGCTTTGGAAGGCTTGTATTCTGCTGACAGGTGTCGGTTGTTGGCTCAACAATGATTGCAGGAGACTCTGCCCGTGCAATAGCAGTCACCCTGGATCGATATACCCTCCCACTTACGCCAGCAGTGCTGGCCAGCGTTGTAGAGATCTTTGCCAGAATTTGCTCGCGCTTAGTAGTCATGGATTCTTCATCAGCATAATTTCACAGAAAGCACCGTCATCAATAAAAGCTGCACTTCTGACGGTATAAAAAGTTCCGTCAACTGTAATGGCTGAGTTATGAAGTAATCCTCCAAATTTTGAAGACTCGCAAGTCAGCTTATAATCTGTCGTAAGGATAACTCCATCTGCAATAATTTCTGCAGGCATGTCCAATATGCCGAGCCCTTCAACGTTGCCAGCAAAAACCGGGACAGCAAAGTCACTACTGCTCAGGAATACGCTTAAGTCTTCTGTGAATGCCATGGGATAAAGCGCCTAGCAAAAGCTAGGCGCATGCAGTGATCAGGCGTACTTCAAAGCACCAAAAGCATTGACGCTATAGGTGTGAGTTGAAGTAGATACTGTCGAAACAGCTTTGATGAAACGCTTTGCATTCCCTTTGGCGAAAACCAAGGTCTGCTTGCTAGCGGAAGTGCTCACTTGGGTGAAAGCAACGCCAGCCACGTCGCCGTAAGTGCCGCTGCTGGTGTCAGACGATTGAATTTTGACATCTAAAGTTGATGTTCCGCCATTCTCGACATCGAGGATCACGCATACATCACCTTCATAGTCATTCAAGTCAACAGCAGTGCCGTCAAGAGCCGAAGTGCGTGAGGCCGTTGGTGCTAACGCAAAATGCGAAAGCTTTTCAAGGCCAACAGAAAGAATTGTCATTAGTCTTCTCCAGTAGGTTGTTTAGTCCGCCCACGCCGAGCAGAAGGCTTAGAAGCGCGAGAAGGCGCTTTAGGTGGACAAGATGGGGCTGTCTCAACGACAGGCTCAAGATCTGTAAAGACCTTAGCTTTGCCGCTACCAACAAGAAACGTTGCGATGTTCTGCTCAAGTTCAACAAAAGAGCCTGCTTCCACAGGCTCTCCGTTGATCATCACATTGCGTGTGATCTCAACTTTCATGAGTATCAGGTGCCAAGGCAGAATGCACCAGGCTGCTTGACAGCAAAGTCAACATCCTGAAGTGCAATCACGCGAACAGTGCCAGCAGTTGCGCCAGCATAAGGATCAACAGTCAGATCCAAGCCAGACCACATACCCATGCAGAACATGGAGAAATCACCAAACAAAGTATCGTTATTAGCGAGTTGGTTTGAAACGATTACTGGGTAACCATTGATTTCGTTGTCGGCAAAGACAAACTCACCGCTACCGGCGTCTTTCTTGGCAAACTTGAGTCCGCCGCGAGATGTTGCGTTCACGATGTAACGCAGTGCGCCAGCATCAGCGTTAGCTGTTGCCACATCGGTTTCCATGCCGATCAGCTGCTCAAAAGTACCAACGCCAGTCAAGGTTTGTGTTCCAATGCCTGTGACGTTAGTCAAGCCTTGAGGCTGATTAGAAGAACCGGTGCCATAGATAGCAGCACGGTCAATTTCAAGTGCGATCACACGAGCAAGGTCATTGCGAACCATGCCTTCAACGTCGATGCTGCTTTGAAGCAGAAGACGACGGCTGTAATCAACAAATGCACCCACGGTCTTGGGGGTCATGTTGACCTGATCAATTGCCTGCTGGCTTTCAGTTGGCGCAGCGTTTTCGCCAACCCAGTAAGCACTTGCCGCTGAGGTCTGGCGTGGAATTGAAATGTTGCCCTGCAATCCAGTCAGCATCGTTGCGCCAGCTTGGGCAATTGCCAAGCGGTTGCGAAGTAGCTCAATGAATGAACCAGATAGAAGCACATCGTCAACTAAATCACCACCAGCTGTAGGCGTGCCTACAACCAAGTCGCGACGAAGGACTTCGTTAGGAATAACGATGCCATTTGAAGAACGCTCGTACTGCTTAGCAGCAGCTTCGCCAACTTCAATTTCAAAGGAGGCGTCACGACGAGCCTGAGCATCACCCTGATTAGAGAGATAGTTCAGAGCTTTGACAAAGCTGAAGCTGCGGGTCTCCTTATCGGAAAGACCGATGTCGTTGGCGGTGATGCTGTGTTCCACGGGTTGAGTTCCGATTTTTTCGAGGACAGCAGCGCGAGCCTCGTCAACGGATTGACCGCCGGAGATTAATTCGCGTGCAAGATCGGAGAGGTTATGACGCTCGCCGAGTTTGTTGATGGATGCAATCCGGTTACGTTCGGCCTCTACGGCCTCAGACCGGATCACCTCCACATCAGTTGTGGTGCTTTCCATGACTTCCTCAGTCACTGTGTTTACGGGAGATGCGGTCGAAGCCGCAACATCAGAGTCAACGCTCTCTAAAGAACGATCAACTCCAACATCTAAGTCAGAATCGACGCTCTGAAGAGAACGACCAACTCCAACAGTTGGATCAGCTGGGATGACAGCCAAACTCACCTCATAAGGCGACCAATTAGTCGCTACAAGGCTGTCTTCGCGCTCCTCCATCTTGTCAATGGAGTAGCCGAAAGAAACGCCGCGAAGGATTCCATCGCGAACGTCTTGGAGCACTTCTTGCGCAAATTTATTGCGCGAAAAGCGCACCTTGGCGTAACCGCGTTTCTTCTCTCCATCAATCCAAGCACGTTCGACAACGCCGATCATGCGGTTTGGATCATGGTTATAAAGAAGCGGTGCGCCATCGTTGAGCCGCGAAAGATCTGCAGACTCATAGCCATGGCTCAAGACCTCGTTTCCAAAGTAACGAGCCACGGGATATTCAGAGCTGAATGGAAACTCCATGCTCCGTTCATCAAGCATGTTGAAACTTGTCGCCTCAACACGCTTGAATTTCGTTCCTTCAAGGTCGCGAGACAATTCTTTTTCGGAATTCTCTTCTGCGACAACATCAGTCACCTCCGAAGTAAGCTCCATTGCGCGTAATGCTTCGATCTTTGTCAGTGTACTGAATCTATGTCCAACATAAACATCAGTTTCTTCCCAACCATCAGAGCCCTCACGATAAATTTGAATTAAAGCGGCGGGGTCGTCCTCTTCTCCATTGATTACGACATCCGTATTGGGGACTTCGATCTGGCCATCACGGACAATTCTGGTGATTTTGCCTTGAGCAGTGCCGCCAGAAGAACTCCAGCGAACAAAATTGCCAACCGTTAATCCGTCAGGTTCAGCCCGTGATTCGTTTTCCATTGAGCGATCCATAGATTCAACAATTCGATCTGACCATGTTTTACCAGCATCTCCGCCCCAAGCAGCCCAAGCGACACGACCTGGGGAAGGGTAACCCTCCTCTCCAGGGCTAAACCCCTCAGCTTTTTTGTCTACTTCATGGCGAGCAAACCATGCGCTCATTGCAACGATGACATCATCGCTAAGCTCGTTCCCACTCAAAATTTGAGTAGCACGACGCGCAGCGACTTCAGTGCCGCCTTTCTCTCCTTCTGATTTCCAGCCTCTATAACGTTGCGCCTCTTCGCGCATACCCTCAGTTGGCATTGCAGGCATTACTCAGCTTCCTCCGGTGGCTCTTCAATGATGTCACGATCAAGTTCAACATTAAGATCTGCGGCTACTTGCTGCTCTCTAGAGAACTCAGTCAAGTTGTCATAGAAATCACCGCCAAGCTTCGCGACAATCTGAGCCTTTGTCATGTATCCAGCCTGTTCCATCTGGCGATAAGCCTTGGCTTCTTTCAATGGGTCAACCCAATCCCAACCTCGTGCCATCCATCGTGGACGGTCATAACGCTCAGGACGTGAGTCGTAATCATCAAACGGAAGCTCACCCGCTAAAACAGCAAGATTCAACCATTCACGGAAGACCCGATTATGGAAATTTTCAATCAAATAAGACTGAATAACCTTCCAATGCTCGCGATCTTCAAGCAAACTCAGTCTGCTGCTGCTGTAGTTCGTCTCACTGAAGTCGCGACTAAGAGTCTCATAACTACAGCCAAAACCTGACGCAAAACGCCGAACCTTGTTCTTTACGAACATCTCGTACTGCTGATCAGGTGAACTGATGTTTGGCACCTCAATTCCTTGACCCGGCTCCAAATACTTCCACATGCCAGGCTGAAACTCACTAATTCTCTGCTCAGCTTCAACGTCGTCACCATCAAGCTCTCCCTCAGGACTTGTAACAAATCCCATTACTGACGCGCCAGCGCGAGCGCGAATCACAGCGGCTTCCTCGTAGCCCTGTAACTGATGAGCATCAGCCATTACTGAATGGAACCAAGGAACACCGCGATGTTGTTGGGGACGTTCAGGGATAAACAAATGAATTACGTCTTCTGCAGGCAGAAAAACATGCTTTTCACCTTTCTGAGGTGCATTTTGGAACCAATAGTCGCCAGGATGGCGAGTTAAGAACGCATAACGAACCGGACGACCCCATTCATTAATTTCAACTCCCATCCTCCACTCGTTTAATTTCGCAAGAGTTGGCCCTTGGTACTCCTCATCTAAAACATCAGATTCGATCATTTCGAGGGCTAGCGGAACCCTGCTGCCCCCAAATGAACGCCGAATGATGCGAAACAATGCTTCTCCTGACTCAGGCAAAGCACCTGTCGCCAGCCATTCCATCATGTGAAAAGTGTGCCGACCTGAAACATCGCAATATTGAGCCCTAGTCCAAAGGTGCCACTTCTCTTCAATAAGACGATTGATCGCTTCACTTCCCTTTCGACCACGAATCTGCTGAACTTGAGACTGAATCTTTATCCCGCTACCAACAACATTGACTTGAGTTGTCCGCTTGGCTTGCTTCGCATACGGATTATTCCGCACCATCTCACGCGAACGATCGCGCAACTTACTCAAACTGTTGCGAATCTCAGCATCAGCACTTGAGCGGGTGCTCATCCAATCGCTAGTAAGACGCGAAACAATTGCGCCTGCATAGTTCCGACGACGACGAGGTAAATCGCGTTGTAAAGGCTGCAGCCCGAGCCTTTTTAGAAATTGTGTACGGAATCCCATCAGCCTTGGTTAAATCGAACGTAAAGATTGTGAGGATCGCCAAGACCAGAAGCGATCAGCTTGGCTTTATTCTCCCTAGCCACAATAGACTTCAATCTTGACTCAAGTTCTATTAATTCCGAAAGGTCATAACGCTTTAAATTACGAGTTCCGATTTTGTACTCAGAAACAGCGCCACCAGCCACGATGGACCTAACAGCTGCTTTTACAGCATCCAAATCTTTCTGAGCCTGCGTTCTCCCGTCAAAAGCTCCAGGCATACCCGTATACGCCAATGACGGACGGATCTCAATCTGCCCTCGGCTGTACTCCTGAACAGTGTTGTCACTGGTTTTTGTCAGGACAGCCTGGAAAAACCAGCTGGGGCTTGGATCCACTACTGCAGTTACAGCAGCTGTCAAAGTCGTTTTCCAGCCGCTGTTATAAGCAACTGCTGTTGCTGTTAACCCCTGCGCATTTGTATTAAGGCGGAAATAGTAAACGAGGTTATGAGTCGAGCTGGTTACAGCATCGCCAAACACGTCAAGAGTCTCGGCATCAACCCATACCGCATCCACGCCGCTTGTTATGGATGGAAGGATTGCCATCTACAAACACGTCACTTGATATTGAGCATTCTAACTCTTACCACTGATTAACGAAACTCTTTTGAGCTTGTTTTGCCGAAGCCGAACGCTTCGCCTGTTTCTTTTCCTCTGGTGATTTTTCCATCTGGTCCCATAGGGTTCTCCGATCCTTGATCTGGTACACGCGATTCAACGCTGCATATGCGTATACAAGTTCGTCTAACGCCTCGTTTCTTGCGCTGCTTTTCTTTACCCAGATTCGCTCAGGAAATCCATTCCTGAATCGAAGCACCTGCTTCTCAGCAGTTAATTCTTCAAAATAGTCATTGTCAACTGTTGGATAAAAATGCAAATACCCTGGGCCGACATCGTTGTGCTTCAATCTGCCGAACAGCAGTGACTTGATCGTGTCCGATCCAACAGGGAAAACCTGAGCCCCTTTCTTGAGGGTTTTACCTTGCGCGTTTAGGTCTACCTTGCTCGCTTTACCGATAGGCGGCTTATTTTTGGTTGACATACCCTTAATCGCAACGACACCTAAGCTCTGACGCTCTCTCGCATATTGATACACCTCGCTCGTGTGATGCCCTCCAGAGTCAATAGCTACAATCATTGGCTTTAAATCGCGCCCGTCTTCCGACTTGTAAGGCGTTTGCAAGATCTCGTCTAGTTGCTTCCACACCTCCTTGCGTGATGGATCACCGTAAATCTTTACCCTATCGATTAGCCATCCTTGCTCCTCACGGCCCCACCCCCAAACACTGAGCGAAAGCCGGTCATCCTGTGTGTCACAACCAACAGTCAGCAAAAGAGCCTCCGCAGGCAGCACGCCCTGCTTGTACTTCTCATCAGCTGAACGCTCGCTGAGAGCGTCTGCGCCCACCTTGGACGCATATTCGTCCTCCCACGTCTCGCCCAAGACAGTGTTGCAAAATGTCTTTAGCTGCTCCGCGTCGTTTTTTGAATCAAGAAACTCTTCGACCAGAGTTGACCAGCTTGCGTTTGGGCTGTAGCTGTACGCCGCCCAAATGTGGAACGAAACATGTTTACCATTACCAGGCGCGGTGGGCCGCCACTCGCCGCGTTCAACCATCCAACGTTTCTTTGCTGCTGGGATCCATACGCCACAGCTCTCGCAGCAGTAACTAGCGGTGTCAGGGTCGTTGTCGTGCCACTTCATGTTTGGCCATTTCAGATATTGCATATGGCCACAATCTGGGCAAGGCAGGAAATAACGCCTTTGGTCGCCCTGCAGAAACATTCGCTCAATACGGCTGAAGTCTTTAACCGTTGGCGTTGACCCCGCCACGATTTTTCTGTTCCAGTAGTACTCAGTACGCCTAATCCCAAGCTTAATCTGGTCTCCCTCGGTGCCAGCTGAAGGCGGATAACCATCAACCTCATCAAATAGCACCACTCGCCTGCTGACCCGCCTGAAGCCACGCGGACTGTTAGCACCCACCAGACTCAGGCTCCCCCCTGGGAACTGCTTCTGCAGGATCGTGTTAGCTCCGTCTTTTGATTTGGCCTCGCTCACTACACCTTTAAGGCAAGGCGTGTCACGCAACATTGGCGCGATCTCTTCCTTGGAATAGCCCTGTGCATCCTCAATCGTGGGCTGCACAATCATGATCGGGCATGGATCCTGGTGAATATGAAAGGCCGCGACGTGATTAAGAATTTTGCTGTACCCGACACGGGCACTTTTCATCACACTGATCTGCTCGATCTTCGGATTAGTGATTGCATCCATTATTCCCTTCTGATAAGGCAGGGTGTGCCATCTTCCGCCTTCTGCGCTTGATTCTGCGCTTAAGTAGGCATAAGAGTCCGCCCACTCGCTTAGAGTCATCTTCTTTGGCGGTTTAAACGCTAAAGCGGCTGATTTTCTTAGCTTTTTTACGTTATTCGCTGTCAACAGCTAAATCTTCTAAGGCTTCGCGCACAATATCATCTAAAACGCCAATAGCATCTGTATCTAAGTCTGGTATCCGCTGTTTAGCTTTAGTCGGTATCCCTAATAGCTTTGTTCTTGCACGAGTGATGATCTCCGACCATTCAAGTTCGATGTCTTCTGCTTTGACTAGCAGCCCTTCTTTCTGCTGTCGATCAAGCTCAAGCAGTTCTGCCTTGAGATGCTCGGTACGCGCACGAGATTCGTCGTACTCAGGAATCGACTCATGGGTTTTGCTGATCCTTGGCTGTGCAACGTCAGGAGCCATCCTCTCTTCTCGGCTGCGTAAAGGCTTCTTCTCTTTGCCTGGCCCAGCAGGCTTGGGACCGATACCGATTCTTGTCTGCGTATTCTTATGCCATTCCTCTCTCATTGTTTCACTATTGACTACTGGCTTGCCATATGCGTCTTTCTTGACTGATAATCTTCCGCTTTTTACTGCCGCGTATACAGCTTCGGGCGAGACCCCTAATGCGCGAGCGGCTTCGGATCTACTTATTAGAGCCATAATATGAATAGGTTAAGGGAAATATAGCGCAGAACAAAAAAGAATGCTAAAATGGCCCGTTTTGCTTTTTCGAGCCTTAGGCGAAGTGTGCCTTCAATTAGTCGAAACAACTTTTGGGGGCGGTGCCTAGGAAAATAACGGGCCTCGAAGTAACC